TGATAGAAAAGAATAGCGAAGTTATCGTTTGTGATGCCTGGTAGTGTTGCAACTACTTTGGCTGTTTGTGCTGTTGTTCCTGTGTGATCAAAAATTATGTTACCATCAAACGCTGCCGTGACACTTGAGGTGCCTGCAACGTTACCAATTCTCATAAACTTTACGTCTTGATCGCTAATTTCACAACCAACGACTTTAGAGCCGTCTTCAAAGATATGGTCGCCAAATCTCTGAACCTGCGTCTGGAGAATCGTCTGCATCTGAGTAAGTTCTCTTGCCTGCAAACCAAAACCTGGTCGATACAAGATACGAAGAAACTTTTTGTCCTCGTCGTAATCGTCGTAGAATGGATCAATATTAAAAAGTTTTGAGTCGTAGACCATTTGTTTCTCCGTCAGAATCCAAGTATGATTCTTGCTTCCTCTGTTTGATTCAGACCTCTAATAATTGGTCTTATATTTTGTATGTATTCAACATCACCAGAATTTATTTTCAATTCGTTCGAGTGAGAGATACCAATCACTTGAACATTTATTGGTGTGCTATCACTACTCACTAAGTATTCTCCTGTCGTAGAGAAGTCGCCAAATGCATTCGTGACAACCAGTTCTCCTGAGACTGAACCATATTTTAGCACCACACCCTCTTTAATAATCACCGCTGTTGGACCAGTTCCGTTCGCAAAGGTTATGGCTGCGTCAGTGGCGAAAGAATTGACAGAGAGTGACTCACCATCAACACCAGTTATATTTAGTGATATTCTCTGGTCATAAATCGTCTTAGCGTTTTCTGTGCCAGAAGATATTTTTTGTATTCTTGCTTTGTTTTCAACTTTATTTTTGAATTCAAAATCAAATTCACTGATGTTTTCATCCACATTGAACACGCCTCTAGTAGACACCAAATCAAGATCACCACCATCATTATTTGTGTTCACAGTCCATTTCTTGATTCTTCCAGATGCAAAACTTCTTGTAAGAGGCTCTCTGAAACTACCATTTGCTGTAAGAGAATTGCCATCTCCGAAGACATACTTTCCAGCAACGAATGAAGTGTCACTAAAAGGCGCGTTCCCTGATAACTCTGTTGGTAAAATGCTCAGTATCAACTTATCGGTCGCCTCTGATCCTGCCGTGAAAGCATAGTCAACACTAACAATATTCGCTGTCACACCACCATTTGCCTCTACAATACCATTTCTCTGAAAGTGTAGTGACTGCCCAACAGTTCCTGTTGTCAAAGATTTTACTGTGTCAATAACGAGTTCGCTACATCCAGTGACTGAACTGTGATCAAATGATACCACAGTTCCTCTGATGATGTTAAAACCTGTCACAGAATCGTTTGTCTCACCACCAGAAAAACCTTGTGTAGCAGTTTCTCCAGCAACAAAATCACCAATAGAGGTTGGTTGTAGTAGTTGAAGTTTGAATCTTCGATTGCTCAACTCTGGATTTCGAATAAGACCAAACTGTCTGAAATCATTATCAACAACCGCCTCACTAGACTCATTCGACACAAATGATTTTCTGACAATGATCTTTGAAGCCCCGAGTTCAGAAGGTGCGTTAGAACCATGACCACCCTCAGGTGAGACCACTGCTCTAGCCAATGCATTTTGATTTGTATTATCTCCAAGTGGATCGGCTGGCAAAACATCTAACTTAATGTGACTATAATTTTTACCAGCATCTTGAACGGTGATGGAACTAAGCCTTCTGTTTTCATCGAGAACAGCAACGAACTCAGCATGATTGTTGGTAGTGTTAAGGGTATTGTTATTTGAAGATCCATCACCACGAACTAAAATACTAGGTGATATCGAGAATGTTGAAGAGTTTGCACTTACCTCGGTGTCATATGGTCTATCAACGGTAATTTGAAGTATGGGGTTACCAGCGGTGCCTTTCTCAGTCGCAGAACTTTGTATAATTCTTCTTTGTTGTCCTTCACCAGGACCTGTGTCAACTTTAATCGCATAGTCTACGATGGCATTCGGAGTGGCAAAATCGAGAGCGGTAGACGAAATGAATCCCGTGAGACTGCCCGCAGAGATGCCTGTAGAGAATACGTTTGTTAGATCACCAGGCAAAATTCCTCTGGTGAAAGTAGCACCGACAGACTCGACCTCAACGTGTTCTATTGAGCCATCAACAGCGGCTTGTTGAACATCCCATTGAAGAAGTTTTGTGGCATTATTTGGGATGTCGTTAATATATTCCACAGGCATAAAATCATCTAATAAGAAGTTTTCATCATTGTCTTCTGTGATGGTGTAAAGAAACTTCCAACGATAACCATCAGAAAGTTGTCGTATCGACGTATCTGTATGCGTTGGTGCCACTGTGCTTGGTGAGGCGCTATTGTTTGATATGCACTTGTATACTCTTCGTTTTTCAACTAACACATAAAAGTTTGCTGGATTGATATCATTGAACAAATCAACATCATCATCATACTGAGTATAAATCTGATTTGCTTCCCAATCAACTCGACGAACTGCCAAAGAAACATCACCAGGAAAAATTCTTTTCGAAAAAAGCATATTTCTCTTAAAGTTTACTTGTGATTCCACCGAGTCAATATTTGTGGGTGGTGTGTTGTCTATGGCATTTCCAACAGAGTCTACCCATGGATCTGATTTTGCAAGACCTAAAAACCAATACTCATTCGATAAGAACTGATACTTATCAAAGTGAATATTGTTCAGAAAGTGTCTAAAACCTTGGCGAAATGGATCGCAAACTACCATATGTTATTCCTCGTCTATTGTTCTATTTATGTCAAATATCCATCATCTCGTCTACAATCAAATAAAGGTGCCTCACTTTGGTCTGCGTCTATCAAACTCTTGATGAAAATTTTTCTCATTTCTGTTTCACCCTGAAAATACATCAGTGTGGTATCAGCAAATTTACCAGTGAAGTCTGCTGACCATCCAGTTGCCCCACCATCAAAACCTGCCGTGCCTTCGATAGAACCTTGTCCGTAGACTTTATGAAACTCTCTCCAACCTGTTGTGCCGTCTGCATTCTCGCCAGCGAAACACTCATCTTTGAAGGCTGATGATAATCTACCTGTTTGAATTTTTTTGTCGTAAAATACGTTAGGGTGTGACGCGATAATGTAGAACGGATCTGCCTCATCACCAAAACCAGGACCAGATAAGGCATTGGGCGAAGTACCAAAGTCTTCAAAGAAAAGTTCAGATGATACTGGATTACCTTGAACGGAGACAAGATTACCTGTGATGGCAGCGTCATGAACAGCAGGATCATAACCAGCAGAAGCACCATCCTTGTCAACGAACCAAGAGTTCAAGTTGTCAAATGTTTTGTTCGTGTATGGTGCATAGTTACCAATAAGTTTGTTCTTGATTGAAAAAACTAAGTTGTGGTTCGGCACATCACTCTCGTTGCATCTTATGAATCTAATTTGTCCAAAGAAACCAAATCCTGCTGGGTGTGCTATCTTCATCAAAGCGTCACGATAATCTTCTATTCTTGCCTCTGCACGAACGACGTATGAAAAGTTTTGATAGAATTTGTTATCTTGAATTTTTTTGTTCGTAGATATTAGTCCATCATTAGAAGAATAATATCCAGGATACTCACAGAGAGCACCTATTGTTGTGGTGAGACCTGTAATACCACCCGCACCAAAAACAGTGTCAATCGCTGTGATGTCAGGATTTTTTTCATAGTTTATACCAAAATCATCTATCTCGATCTCTCTCAACTCACCATTAGAACCAACTTTTCTCACACTGGCTTTCGCGTTGATACCTGTATCATCACCAGACGCTCTGATCGTAAGTTTGTCCCCAACTTCATATCCTGTTCCTCTGTTTTGCGGATCAACAGTTATGTTTCTCAAAACCGAAATGACTTTTCTTTCTCTAACCACGTTACCATTATCATCGGTGAATTGAATTCCTTTTCCTGATTCAAAGTTTTGCCCGTTCACACCTTTCAAGAAAAATTCTGAGATAGTGCCAAAACTGGTATCAAAAAAGTTTACCGTAGAAACTATCGCCCTTGAATTGATGGTCTTGTTGTCATCTGCGAGTTGTTGAACCTCTTTACCAATCGAAGAAAATAATTTTTGACCTTGCGTGCTTGTCGTGCGAATAGTTTTATCGACGATATATTTACCATCAGAAATTCTGAACATATCAGAACTTGGCTCATAAATATCTGCGTTTGAATCGAGCAGAACACGAATCAAAAATTTTATAGCGTTTGGTGTACCTTTTGATCTGTAAAAACTGTTTATGTTCTTAATTAGTTTTCTTTGTTCAACGGGTCTGTTTGTGACAGGATCAACGACGAGACTCTCTGGAAAGTCCTTGAGAAATTCATTTTTGAAGTTTTGAATGAAGATGTCTAACGACTTATCAACATCTTTGATATCCTCAAATGATGTGACCGTTTTTGGATTATCAGATTCAAGATACTCGTAGTACGCTTCGAGAAATGAAACAAAAACTGGGTGATCTACACGCAGAAACCCTGGAACTTGCTCAGATATGGCACTTGATAATAATGGATTAGTAGACATTAATAGTATGAACCAGAACTAATATTTGTTTGAACTTGTGTAGTTTGTGTGGTTGTCGATGCTTGTGAATCAGAAGAAGCCAAACTTACACCTGTATTTGTGTAGTCTCTGTCAATTTCATCTATGGTCATCGTCACGGTTATTGCATCAGGGTCTGTTCTATCGATGGTGAGTATTTGCTCACGAACAGAATTTATGTCTGTTGCTCCAGCAGGTTCACCAGGTAAGACCGTTATGCGAATAAAAGAGTTACCCGATGATATTGCGATCGGTTCAAAATCCACGAGTTGCAATTCGCCAGTGGTATAATTTATTGTTCCAATGTCGTCTGTGATATAAACTTTAGTCGTACCTGATAAGTAGAAAATACGAAGTTTGCCAGAGCCATCATCATCCAGATATGAAATTTTATTTGATGTTGTGGCACTATCATAATAAGTGAAAGCGTCAGAGGATGTGATTGAGGCGTGTCCATCGTGCGGATGATGCAGATTAGTGTTGAACTTTACCTTGTACGTTGCCCTTGATGTGAGAACTGGTGTGAGTCTTTTTTGAACGTTGATCGTCGTATTATTACCGAGAATACTAACATCAGTATCGTCTATTTCTTTGATAAACTTTGAGTACCTAAAACCACGACCAAACTTTTCGAGTGTGTTATCACCGTAATTTGCGATTGCCTGGGTAACTTGGCTCTTTAGTTTGTCTGGGCTTTTCACAGTTTTATTTGGATCATACTTGACAACACTTGAAACTAAAATGAACGTGGTGTCAGGATCGACAATGACTGGTATCACACCAACAATATTTTTGCCATCAACCAGTTTTTTCGCAATAGATTGTTTTTCGGTTACGCTCAACTCGTTACCTGATTTTGGTTTCAGTGCAACAAAAACTTTACCATACTCAGGCGGATCATTTTCTTCTCCACCCCAAACAAAAACAGACTCAACATCACCATACTCTTGTCGAAGGATTGCAGAGTAATCTTCAGCGGTGACCGCTCTATTTTGTGCTTGATAAAGTTTTGGTGCGTTGAATCGTATTGACTCAATCTTCTCTGCGAGGGCACCACCAGAAGCAGCAGAGATAACTTCAACCGTGTTCGCTGTCGTACTAGAATATGTAAATGTCCTTGAAGCATTTGCATCTGATTTACCAGCGTTGTTGGCTGCTGGTCCAGAGGTTGTAAGATATTGCAGGATGACTACGTTGCCGCTATCAAGTCCTTGGCTGATTATATTATCACCGAAGTAGACTTCATACTTACCATCAATGCCTAATTGTAGGTAATAGGCTTTTGTTTCACCAGTAAAGTTTGTGACATTATCTGCTTTCACCCAAACATCTGAGAAGCCTGTAGTGTCAGTTTTTGATTTTTGAACTCTAACTTTCAGAGTGCTAGTATCAACAGCCGTTGTCGGTATCTCAAATCTTTGATTTGTCAAACTTGAGTCGGCTATGAAAGAGAAGAATTTGAGACTTCCCTCTTTAATGTTGACATTACTTGCCACATACTTACCTCTATTGGTGTCGAATGTAATACTGTAATCTTTATCAGCCACGAAGGTGTAAGTCACACCATCAAAAGTTGTGGCAAAATCAGCACCAAAAGGAATAATATCTCTCTCTGGTTGTGTATCAAAAATAACATCTACGACTGCTGTTGGTGCCGTCACTGATGTCGGTGTGTATCCCAGAGTTTTAGCGTTTGATATGACCGAGTTTCTCAAAACGGCTGTATCAAGAAAGGACTCGTTTGCAAGTTGTTGTGCATAATATCCTTGATAGTGTGTATTGTACGCTAGAATGTCCAACAAAACAGATAGACCAGAGCCATTGAAGTCATAGTCTTTAAACGTATCTTGTGATTCAAAAAATGCTTTGAGATTTGACTTGATCGTATCAAAATCGAGTGAGTCAACTTTTAGTTCTGCCATTATCGTAACCTTCTGAGTGTGAATTCAAGATTGACTGGTCTTGATATATTTACAACGGTGAAATCTACCGTGACTTTTAATTCGTTGTTGTCAAAATCTTCTAACACTTGAACATTACGAAGGTTGGCTCTCGGCTCATTCTTTTGAATAGTTTGACGAATTCTTGTCTCGATAGTGTTTTTTGTTCCTGGTGTTAGTTGCTCAAACAACAGTCCAGAAACACCGGCACTCAGATCTGGCTGAAACAGTCTCTCGTATCTACCAGGAATTATCAAATTTTTGATAGACCTTTTTACCGCATCAACGTCTGTTTTAACATTGACATCTAACGATAGCGGGTTTTTTGCAAAGTCTAAATCTAAATCTGAGTATCTTGCCATGCCATGTATTTATACACGACTGGACAACTTATCTTCTTCGTCTTCCTCTACCGATGCACGCAGCACCCATGAGGGCTAATGATCCTGGTGCTGGAATAGGAACTGCCTCAAGTTCTGGCACTAAAGTAAAGAAGATACCAGCATCACTATCACCCTGAACTATTCCAGGGCTTTCGATCCAAGAATCTGTGTAAGCGAAGATAAAGAGTGTCGCTTGTTCCCCAGGTCTCAGGCCTGAGGATAAATCGTTTCCCTCACTGCCCCAGTCCCAGTTGTAAAGGCCTGTCTCGTAAGAAAACTCAACATAATCTGGTGCGTTGTAATTAGGATTCAATAGGTCTAGTGGATCAAAACTAAAGTATCCAGGGAAAGCAAAGCCATCAAGATCTTCAGACTTTGTGCCAACAAACATATCTACGTCTTCTATGTCAGACTGTGAACGCTCACTGTTCGTGATGGTATATGAAATCAATATGCCATCTTCAGGTACACCAAACCAATCTTGTTGATCATCGTCTGTATAAACTGAAGCGGTTACCCTTGCTTCCCAACTTTCACCGAAGATTTCTGATTCATAATATTCGGTGGGTATACCGCCAAGATCAGCAAAAGCGGTCGTGGCAATAGTCAAAATGATAGCGGTTTTATACATTCTAAAGTCCTGTTTGTTGGGGGTTCACTCACTATTTATCATAAAATAAAAGTTCACCCACCTCATCCTCGTGTGATTTCTAAAATGCGAGTAATTTGTTCCTCGCACTGTGCGGCCCGCTTCGCGCCATCCCAAAGAATGTAATCTTTGGATGTGTCTTTCTTCAAATTATACAGTAATGGCAAAACAAGTTTCTCAAGAGCCTCTAACTTGCTCTTCTCATCGCTTGATGCGCCAGTGTGTTCTTTCACTTCTATATCATCAGCAAAACTAAAGTCAAAATCAAAAACATCTTCACCTGAAGAAAGTAGATCTTCAATCTCTTTGTTTATTTTTTCTCTATCGAATGACATTTATTTTCCTTTATGAAACTGAAACAAACTCAAAGTCTTCGTTCTGAACTGCCCCAAAGTTTGATGTAAAAAATCCTGCTTTGTAAAGACTACTATTTCTATCAATACCCTTTGTTGGGTCGTTGTTAACAAACGGATTGCCGGTGTAGAGAACAACGTGATCTGTTGGTGTGTCACCAAAGCCATCGAAACGATTACTAGACGAAATCACATCCGAGTTCATTGCATTGTTTGAAAAACAAGCGATCCCTGTATTCGTTGAGTCTGAGTTGAGAAAGCCTTTCGCAGACGAGTCACCGGCAAAAAGAAGATTTTGTGTAAACATATTTGCATATGCGTCAGTATCGTTTGGCTGCTCTGTAATTTCAATACCAGTGGTTTGAAAATTGAATATGGTATTTCCTGCACAGAAAGTGCCTCTGTTTTCGTTAGCACCACTTCCCTCTTGTGCTAGTGTCATTTGAATGCCCATATCTAAATCAACACCATCGGCAGTGTTTGGCATAATCACATTACCAACACAAGCAAAACCAAAGAAACGGCTACTATTTTCAATACCCTTGGCTCCTTTGATTAGATTATAACAGATGATTCCACCACGAAGATTTGAACCAAAAATCACTGCGTTTGTTGATTGATAAGATGCAGCAGCAGAGGACACTTCATTGTTTATGATCGTACAATCCTGAGTGTAGCGTATCGCTCCACGCCCCGCACTGGTGTTTAAATTATGAATCTTGCAGTTTTCAATCACATTTGTCATACCCTGACTATACACGCAGCCGTTAGTATCGCTTCTTGAATACTCAACATCAAAGTTGCGAAGAATCACTCCATCAGCATTGGATTGAAAACGAATTTGACCATTGCCACTGTGACCAATCTGAAACTTGCCGTTGTCTCCCGGTGTTGTTTCGTAGCCCTCAAGAATCGTTTTCTTTGTAGTGTCGTTGAAGGTGGCATTCAGATCAATGGTTGAACTGTCCCGTGATGATGTGCGTTTAAAATACATATGCACACCGGGACCGTTAGATTCAATATAAGACTCGGCTTCAGAAACAGATTGAAAAGCATTCGCTTCTGAACTTCCGTCATTATCTCCAGTGGCTAAATCTGGATTGCAATATCTTACGTCAAATGCCATACATTATCTCCTCTCAAACGTCACGAAGGCTTGAACTGTGGTCGCTCCTGCACCATTTGATCCTACGTTGAAGAACAAGAAGTCTCCTGCTGTGGCAGAGGCAAAGTCAAACGAAGTAGAACTCGCGGTGAATCCTATTGTTCCCAACGTCGCGCCATGAATTGAGTTTGTCGTTGGTGCACCAAAATCTGGTCCAGCAATCGTGAATGATCCTGTAAATCCACCCGTCGCACCAGATCTAATTTGTAGTTGTGTAAATGTCGCATTGTAAGGAACTCTGAACAAGGTGTCTGTTTTACTACCTGTAGAGATCGCACTCGAAGCACGAACACTAAATGTTGCTGTGTCTTCGCCTCGGTGTGCCGTGTCTTGTGTTGTACCATCTGCGAATTCGATATGTGATTGTGTTATTATACCAGAGGAACCAGCAGACAATCCTGCGACTGGTATTGTCAAGGCACTTGTAATAACAGATCCAGTCACACCATTGAAATCACGAATAAAGTTTGCTGCATTTGGAATAATCTTCACAAAAACCTCTTGGGTGTTTGTCAAATCTAAACCTTGCTCAATATCAAACTCACCTTGAACCGTTGAGATCGTAGAGCCGACTTGAACGGTAGTTTCACCAGTAGAAACAGTTTCATCATCACCCGCTTGCGATTCAATTACGATTGCGATAGCCTGTGAGAAATCGCCACTAGATACCTCAAAGTACCCTCCGTTGGCTTTTAGTTTCGTTAGTAGAGGTGCGAGATCATTTCCTTCTTTATCTACATTGTAGAACTGAACTTTATCTACGCTACCTGCGTTGTTGATATCAATGAATATTGTAGCGGTTTGTGAAAATCCAGATCCAGATGAGATTGCCTTATATCTGAATCCATTTTGTGCCGCTGCTCTTTGTGTTGTTGCGAATCCTTGATTATCAAGGAATGTGATAACGGCACCACCTGTGACATTGATACCACCATTAAACTGGGCGTTGCCCGTGACTGTAATGCCATCTTCAAACTGTGCTGCTGTGCTAAATGTCAGGCCACCACCAGTGACACTAATACCACCATTAAACTGAGCAGCGCCCGTGACTGTAATGCCGTTGTTGAATTGTGTCTCTGTTGAGGTAAGTTTCATACCCTCTCTGCCACCAGCATCAAAATCAACCGTGTCAGTTCCGAATTGAATTTTTGTGTTTGCATCTCCCGCATGTTGAATACTGGTATCAACGGCTAAACTGGGAGTGACTGTGACAAGACCATCATTATCATCAACAGTGAGTTTTGTGGAGTTAGCAGCATCTTCAGGATCACCGATGGTTACTATAAAGTTATTCTCAAATTTAACAGATGTTTCAGAATCACCAACTGCTCCAAGACCGTTACCGTTCGCAAAGAAATTTGTTCGTGTAAATGTGTTTTCCTCATTCTTGAAAGCAATCTGTGTCTCGGTCGTCAAACCTGTTCCATCACCAAACTGAATACCATCACTAAACTGTGGCTTCGAGGTAAATGTT